GGCAACTACACAAGTCCACCCGTTGCCACCAGATTAGCCATAACGACTGCGGGGACCGGGCCAGTTACCGCCACGATCATTCATGCAGGGAGGAGTTAAATGGTGATATCCGGAACTCTTAACGTCTCTTCGGAGGTCGATAACTACACCTTGGTCGAACTTCTTGATCTTCTTGGTAGCCCCAAGAAGCTCAAAGATGCACTAGCCAATCTTGAGGCGGTGTCCAGAAAGACCAATAAGTCCCTCAAAGACCTGACCAAGGCTCAGAACGACTTTGATAACGGTGCCGATGCCGAGAACCGTAGACGGGGGGAGGAGATCGATGCCATCCAGAAGGACCAAGAGGCTCTTGCAAAGGCGTGGGACAAACTGGACGAAGATACCAAAACCAACAACGCCCGCAAACACGAAGCGAACAAGGCCCTCAAGCGAGACCGTGAGGCCCTCGACACCTTAGAAGCCAAACTGAAGAAGGAAGGGGAGTTTCTTGAGAACGCTCGCGCCCACCTTGGCCGTGAGAAAGAGAATGTCGATGGTCAGGTGGCCGAGGCCCGCAGGGACGCGACGGCAGACCGCAAGGCGGCTGAGACGGCCAAGGATGACGCGAAACGTCTGAACACCGAGGCCAATCGTAAGCTGGCTGACATGAGGAAGTTGGTGGCTTAGAACCAGAAGAGGCAGACTTGAGTTATGAGGAAGGCACGGGATTATAGAAAGGAATACCGGGACTATCACGGTAAGCCGAACCAGATCAGAGATCGCGCCAGTCGTAACGGCGCAAGAGCGGCAGCGGTGAAATCAGGAAAGGCCAGTAAGGGCGACGGGAAGCACGTAGACCATAAAGACAACAACCCCCGTAACAATGCGTCGGGTAATGTTCGTGTGATGCCGCGCAAGGCTAACCACAGTAGGTCGAGAAGGAAAATCTAATGAGTGATGTAAGAAAGCCCCAACCAAAGAAAAAATATCCGTCTGCCGGTAAGGCGGTAGCCAAGGCGTTTGATAAAGTTGCTCACTATCCGCCCGTCAGTGACCGCGATAAAATCACGATTGACAAGGACTACGGGGGTACGCATTACGGCAAGAACCATAGAAACACCAGAATAATGCGAAACCTTCTTGGCAAAAAAGGGATGCAAGGAAGCACCGATGCGTCCCGTGCCGCCAAGGCCGCTAAATTAGAAAACCGTGTGCAGAAACAGGAATTCTCCCGTGGTGGATTGGCAAGGAATAAACGGTAATGGCCGCACCGACCACATCAGCCACCAACAACTTCAAATTGGACATCCTCCAGATTTGCGAGGAGGCCTTTGAACGCGCCGGTGGGGAAATGCGGACGGGGTATGATTTACGCTCTGCCAGACGGAGCCTTGAATTACTGGCACTGGAATGGGTCAACCGGGGTCTGAACCTCTGGACGGTCACTGAGGCGACGATTGATCTGGTTGCCGGGACCAAGACCTACTCCTTGGCCGATGACTGCATCGATATCCTCGACGCCGTGGTCAGAGACGGCACAGGGGCCACCCAGACGGATTTCAATCTGACGCGCATCTCTGTGTCCACCTACGCCCAGACATCTAATAAGAACACCGAGAGCCGCCCCACATCCATGTATGTGGACCGCCAGAACCGCCCCACGGTGACGCTGTACCCCGAACCGAACGACAGCACCCAAGATTTCGTCTACTGGTACGTGGGGCGTATCGATGACCTTGGCGACAACACCAATAACAACGATATGCCAGAACGAGCGATCCCGGCGCTGGTAGCCGGTTTGGCGTTCAATATCGCCCTCAAACGCCCCGAAATGGAGGCGCGTATCCCCATCCTGAAGGGGCACTACGAGGAACAGTACGAACTGATGGCGTCTGAGGATCGAAGTAAGGCATCCTTACTATTCTCACCGCTGCAAGACTTCATTGATGTGGATTTGGTATGAGTAAGCACTTCGCCGCAGGAAAACATGCATTCGGGTTCTGTGACCGATGTGGCTTTCGGTTCGCATTAAACGAACTTGTGTGGGAAATGGAGGACAAACGGAGGACCGGATTACGTGTCTGCAAGGACACCTGTGTTGATCCGGATCACCCGCAGCTTCAATTGGGGCGTTTTCGGATATTTGACCCACAGACGTTGGACAATCCTCGGCCTGACCTCAGTAAGGCTGAAAGCCAGAGCCTCTTCGGATTTAACCCGGTAGGCGCGGCGGACAGCACAACAGCCCTCGCTCATGTGGGCACCGTAACAGTTTCAACACCATAGGAGGTGAACATGGCTCAGTCAGTGTTTAAAGCGAAAAAACGTGGTACAAAGAAGAAATCGGTAAAGGGCTACGCCTACGGCGGTTTAGTGAAGACCAACCAGAAGACCATTAAGGCCAAAGGGGCTGGCGCGGCAACACGAGGATACGACTTTAAAGTCTGATTATGCCGAAGATTTTAGACAGATTAGTGGGTCAGCTACAGGCTAAAGGTAAGTCGAAAGAAGCCGCCTACGCCATAGCGATCTCTAGTTTGCAGAAATCAGGCAACCTAAAGAAAGGGTCTAAGAAGGCCACACCTAAAGGCAAGAAGCGAGGCAAGATGACACCTTCGGCGAGGGCAAAGGACAGGGCTTCCAAGCGAAGTGGGAAACCGGCCAGTTCTTATAAGTACCGCGCCAAGAGTAACAGCGTCAGGAAGAAGTAATGGTAGCGTATACGGACCTAGTAGCCTCCATTCAGGAGTACACGCAGAACTCAGAAACGACTTTCGTGGCTGAGATACCGAACTTTGTCAAACAGACAGAGGATCGTATCCAACACTTGGTTCAACTTCCGGTGTTCCGGAAGTCTTCTACTGGGACCATGACCGCCTCTAATCGGTTTCTTTCGTCGCCGACTGACTTTGTGTCGATGTATTCCTTGGCGGTGTTGAACGGGTCTTCGGAGTATTCGTTTCTGTTGAACAAGGATGTGGACTTTATCCGGGAAGCGTTCGATACCACCGCGACTACGGCGCTTCCGAGGTTCTATGCGCTGTGGGATGAGGACACGTTTCTTCTAGGGCCGACACCAGACAGCGGCTACACCGCACAACTGAACTATTTCTATAAGCCCGAAACCATCGTGACAGCGGAAAATACATGGCTCGGCGACGAGGTGCCCTCGGCGCTGTTGTATGGCTGTTTGGTAGAGGCCTACACCTACATGAAGGGAGAACAGGACCTTCTGGCGCAATATGACACGCGCTTCAAGGAGGCTCTGGTCAAACTCAAGGAATTGGGGGACGGTAAGAACCGTATGGATAACTACAGATCGGGGCAAGTTAGGGCGAGAGTACAATGATAGACCCACTTGGTAGCGCAACAGTCGGCAATGTGAGCGTCCACACAACCCGTAACCGGGGCCATTCCGCCGAGGAACTGACGGATATGGCTTTAGACAAGATTATTTATGTGGGGGGCAACATGCCAGACCCCATAAAAGCACAGGCGCTTGCGTATAAGGATGGTCTTCGTGATATACTGTTGTTCTATATGCGCCAAGCAATGTTGAGCGAGAGAGTAACTATGCGGGCCGAATTATCGGCTGAACTGAAGGAGACAGGTTAATGGCGATCACACAGGCGATGTGTACCAGCTTCAAACAGGAAATTCTTGTCGCTGAACATAATTTTACGGCTACGACAGGAAACACCATGAGGGCGGCTTTGTATACCAGTTCGGTTACTTTAAATGCGGGTACGACGGCGTATGCAACAACCAACGAGGTGTCCGGGACTGGCTATACGGCGGCGGGCAACGCTCTGACCAACGTCACACCAACGACCTCCAGCACCACGGCGCTGACGGACTTTGCCGATACGACTTGGTCCACCGCGACTATTACGGCCCGTGGAGCGTTGATCTACAATGACACCCACTCATCTAATGCAGCGGTCTTGGTGTTGGACTTTGGTGCCGACAAAACATCCACGGCGGGGGATTTCACGATTGTTTTTCCGGCAGCGGACGCGAGTAACGCAATCATTCGGATTGCATAGTTAGGTACGGTGCGGTGACATGATATGTCAGGTTGGGGTGAAGGTACTTTCGGAAGCGGTACGTGGGGTGATAACAACTCCACGTCCGAAATCGATGGTATCGAAGCATACATATCTATCGGATCAACTACGGGCTGGGGTGCCAGCACTTGGGGGTCTGATGTATGGGGCGGCTTCGCTTCCGGTGCGGTTGTCGCACTTGGTCAAACCATATCTGTCACAGGACCGGGGCTTACCGGGTCTGTCGGTACTGTCAGCCTCATTACCGACCAAGTTCTCTCTGTCACCTCTGACACCCTCACCATGTCGCTTGGTGACGAAGCGACCATTGCCGACGCCAACACCACGGCAGTCACCAATCTCCTCACCACGACGTTGGGGTCCGTCACCGTCGTTACTGACCAAATCCTGTCTGTTACCGGCGTTTCCGCTACAGGCTCAGTCGGCAGTGAAAGCGTTACCGCTGACGCCATCGTCACAGAAACAGGCGTATCAGCTACCGCATCAGTCGGGTCGGAGGCAGTTACCGGTGACGCTATCGTCACAGAAACCGGCGTTGCGGCTACGGGGTCTGTTGGATCAGAAACCGTTATCACAGATCAGGTCATCTCTGTCACCTCTGACACCCTCACGATGTCGCTTGGTGACGAAGCAACTATCGCTGACGCAAACACCACGGCAGTTACCAATCTGCTTACGACATCTGTCGGGACG